TACTGTTGATACTGCAGCATTAACTGCAACAGCAGGAGCATAATAATTAAAGATATAGAAATAGGTTGGACTTTGTTCGTAAAAAGTTTAACAACATTTCCCTATTAATATCTTTTTTATAATATGTGTGATTGTAATGCAAAAAATGTTGTAGATTTATCACACTTAAAAATATACACAGTTATGGCAGAATATAAAGCAAAATCATCATCAGGTACTTGTTACAAGAATGGTTTTAAAATTAAATGGGCTACAGCAACTCAAGAGGAGTTAGCGTATGCTTATGAAGATTTAGGGATGACTACATTAGTAGAAAAATTATCAACTACAAAAACAAAAGATGAGCCAAAGAAAGCAACCAAAAAGAAAAAGTCAGGTAAAGAATCTTCAGACTCAAAAGAGTAATACTTTTGAATTTGGAGTTTTTAATTTAGCAATTCCTGAACATATTGAAGAACCTTTAGATTTAGCAAAAGTAAGAACTAAGTTTATTCCTTTTGGTACTAACAATCTATTCCCTCAGTATTTAGCAGAATTAAAGCGTAAATCTTCTACTCATAGAAGTGTATTAGCACAAAAGACTATTTTTACAAGTGGTGCTAAGTTTGTTACGAATAATGAAGATGTTAAAGAATACATCAAAGATGTAAATGCTGATGGAGAATCGTTAAGAGAGGTTTTTAAGAAATTAGCAGATGATTACTATTCATTTGGAAATGCCTATTTAGAGGGCGTATTATATGATGGTGGAATGAATCTATATCACATAGATGCAACTACTGTTAGAATGTCTAAGAACAAGAAAGAAGTATATGTACATCCTGATTGGGCTAAGTACAATACTATGAAAGATAAATTATCTATCATTCCTCTTTACCCTAAAGTGAAGGGAAATAGATTTGTCCTTCAATTTAAAGATTACGAACCTACATTCCAATTCTATGGTTTGCCAGATTATATTGCTGCATTAGAGCATATTGCAGTTGATTATGAAATTGGTAAATGGAATCACACTAAATTCAAGAATGGGTTTCAACCTTCAGCAATCGTTGAGATTAATGGAGATATGGGTGAAGAAGAAGCAAAGAAATTAGTAAGAGAAGCACAAAAGAAGTTTGTTGGAGATGGAAACAATGGTAAGATTATGTTCATTGTTAAGAATGGAGATACTTCAAGTGCTAATGTTCAGATTATCAAAGATGACCAAGAGGGTAGTTGGATAGACTTACAAAGAATAACTGACCAAAACATTGTAACTGCTCATAGATGGCAGCCATCATTAAGTGGATTAGTTAGTTCTGGTAAAATGAATAATACAGGTAGTGAGATTAGAATTGCTTATGATTTAGCAATGACTACTGTAATTAAAGATACTTCTGATTTATTGTTAAATGGGATTAGAGGGGTTTTATATAAAGAGTTAGGTTTCTTACCTGAAGAATTAGTGATTCACTATGAGCCACCAATTAGTTTTGCAACTCAGATTGACCCTAAACAAGTTCTTACTATTAATGAACAAAGAAGAATGTTAGATGAGGATTTACCAATGTTAGAGGAGGGTAATATGTTTTTAACTGATAGAGAGCAAATTATCGTAACTAGAGATGATGATGGAGATGGTAAAGGTGATGATGAAGCAGGGGATATGCAATTAACTGAAATTGAAAAAGAATAACTATGGCAAATGTAAATCAATATAATCCTTTAGTAACAGCAGCAGAAGTTATAAGTAATAGTTTTACTAATGCTAATACTGATACTGCTTTAATTTCTGACAGCACATTACTACTTTCTGAATTAGCACACTTAAAAGAGGCAATTGGTAAGAAGTTTTATGAGGAATTAAAAACACAACATCATGCTGGTACTTTAACAACAGCAAATCAAACCTTAATGGATGATTTCTTAACAAGAACTTTGTGTTGGTTTGTTAGGTTTGAGGTAATAAATGAAGTTCAAAGCAATAGTAGTAGTGCAGGTATTGTACATAATATTGATGAGTTTGCTACTATTATAGACCCTTCTGAATTAAATGCTTATAAACAAGATACTTATAGAAAGGCTGAGATATACTTAAAAGATATGTTAGATTATATGAACGATAACGACCAGAGTGGTCTATATCCAACTTACGAATCTAACAAACCTTGTAATGATGATGTTTACAAGAATCATGGTATAATAATGTATGATAGTATATATTCAAGACCTACTAGAAATTATAATAGTTGGAAGGATAACTGTCCTTGTGATGATTGTTAAAATAAATATATAAATGGCTGCAAACGAACATAAAAATTTAAGTAGTATAAATAGACATAATCCAAAAGGATTTGAAACTGCTATTAATGATACTGTTTTAAGTAAAGGCGCAGGAACATCTGCAACAGGAACTGATGGTAACTTAGGGTGGAATAATAAGTCTACTATGGGTGTTACTAATTATAAGATGCAGGGGTACAATACAGGTGCTACAAACTACTACTATGGAGAGGATATAGCAGATACTAATTCTCCTTATGAGATGGCTGTTGATTATGGTACAGCAACGGTATCTTCAGGAAGTATTACTCCAACAAATTTCTTTAGAATTGGTCAGGCTTGTGTAATCCCTGAAACTGCTACAGTTACATCTATAAGTGGATGGCTTACAAGTGATGGTTCTAATTCAATCGTAATTGCTATATGTAAAATTACACCTGCAGAAGGTGTTACAGCAGCAGTAACTCCTATTGTAATTGATGAGATTACGGCAGTTGGTCTTAGTAGCAATAGTAAGGGTGTTAGAATAAATGAAACAACTATAACTACAGCAGCATTAGCAGCAGGAGATATTATCTTTCCAATGATTAAGGAACAGAGTGGTGGTTCTGCAATATATATGAATCTAACTATACAAACAACAACATTCTAATGACAACAAAAGAAGAAATAGTATCAATGAAGAAAGACATTAGTTCAATAAATGAGAAGATAGATAGTTTAGATAGCAAATTAGATATGCTTACAGAAAGACTATTGAACCCAGATAAAGGAGTTGCTGCTAGAGTGAACAGAAACACAGCAATGAGAAAGGTCTTAGTGAAAGCAATGTGGATGATTTATGCTATAACTTTAGGTGCATTAATAAAACTTTTTACAGAATAATAAAATAAAATAATAACAATTTAAAAAATAAAATAAAATGAGTACATTTGATACAGACAATACATTACTATTTGAAATGCTAGGTAAGGGTGGTGGAACTGAGGTTTTTACTACTGCAGCACAAACAGGTAAAGATTGGTATTGTGTATATTTTCCTGTTGAGTCAGTAGTTAGTGCAATTACTGCTGATGGAGTAATAGGTGAATCTGCATTACAAACAACTTTACCTGCAGGAACAACTTTGTTCATGCGAATTACAGCAATAACTTTAACTAGTGGTGTTGGAATTGGTTATATGGAGCATGATGGTAACGCATCTGCATAGTAATAATAATATATAAATAATATGTTAAGTTTAAAACAGGCATTAGGGTTAAATAGTATAAGAGCATTAGGAAGTTGGCAGCCATCTGATGAAACAGGTTTAGAAGCATGGTATAAGTTCCAAACAGGAATTACATTAAATGGTTCTGATGTTTCTGCTTGGGCTGATAGTTCTACAAATAGTTTTAATATGCTTCAATCAACTGCAAGTGAACAACCTGCATATAATTCAGGAAATATAGAGTTTGACTCTTCTGCTACTCAAAATTTACAGTCTGCTTCTGACATAACTTTGTCAGGTGCGTTTACTGTAGGTATAAGGTTAGAGCCAGACGCTTCAAATGTAGTTGTTTTAGGTTCTAATACATCAAATAATGAATTTTTTAAACTTATGACAGGTACTGTTCTAAGGTTAAAAATAGATGTCGCTCATATTGAAATCACCTTAGATAGCGGTACTTTTGTAGCAGATAATTATTTAGTAATTACAAGAAACGCATCTAACTTAATTACACTTTATCTTAATGGTGTAGCACAATCTGATACTGAAACTTTATCAGGAACTGCTGATATTAATTCAATAGGAGTAAGGAAAACAGACTTAAACCCTTATGATGGAACTATTAGCGAAGTACAAATATTTGACACAGAAAGTTCAGCATTAACGGCTAATGTAAATGCTTATTTAGCAGGATTATAAAAACAAATAAAATAACAATAGAATATGGCAACAACAGTAACAGCAGAAAATTTAACAGTAACAATAACAGAATCATACACTCTTAATGGTGTTTCTTATGGTAACACAATGAATAAAACTTATACAAATAATGGTGAGGTTTATCAGAGGGTAATGGCTATTACGGCACAAACAAGAGGTTCGGCATGGACAAATATCATAAACTTTGGGGCTTCAGATTCAGCAGGTCAGGCAGATATAACTAATTACAAATACTTTAGAATAACTAACCTAGATGATACTAACTTCTTAGAATTAAGAGTTACAGGTACTGCAGATTCTTTCTTTGTTAAAATAAAAGCAGGGGAAAGTTTCTTATTAATGGATAACGAGATTGATGCAGTAGCATCTGGTACAACTGTAGGAACTCTTACAGATATAACTCAAATTGCTGCTAATGCAAATACAGATGGAGTTGATATTGAGTTTGTTGCAGTAACAGCGTAGTATGCCTTGTTACGAATGTGAAAATGGTAAATGGAGGTTTGGTGAAACTGGCAAATGCCAGTATGACTCTAAATCATCTTGTGAAACTGCTAATAAAGATTATTATGCAGAAGAAACTTATAATGACTACCCACAAGCAGCAACTAACAATGCTAAGAGGGCGTTAAAATGGTTAGAAGAAAATGACAACCCAAATGACTGCCTTACCCCTGTAGGATTTGCAAGAGCCAATCAACTTAAAAATAGAGAAAATTTAAGTAGAGATACGATTGCCCGTATGGCTTCTTTTAAAAGACATCAGCAACATAAAGATGTGCCTTATGATGAAGGGTGTGGAGGTATTGCTTGGGATTGCTGGGGAGGAGATGCAGGTATAAATTGGGCTATAAAAAAGTTAGAACAAATTGACTCTGAAAATAAAATTAAAGAAGATTTTGAAAGTTTTTTTGAAGATATTATTAAATCTATTAAAGAAAAAAAATAAAATGGAATTAAAATACTTTAAAAGAAGTGAGTTTAATTGTAAGTGTGGTTGTAATACAAACTACACTGATAGTGATTTCTTAGAGATGATGGACAAGGCAAGAAGAATTGCAGGAGTTCCATTTAAAATAAATAGTGGCTACAGATGTGAGAAACATCCATTATCAATAAGCAATCCAACAAGTTCACACATTAAAGGTATTGCTGCAGATATTAAATTTGCTAACAGTAAGAACTTAGCGCTAATTATGGGAGGTTTAGGAGGTGCAGGATTTGAGAGATTTGGTATAGATTTTAAAAATAAATTTATACATACTGATTGCGATAAGGACAAAACAAACCCTTGTATTTGGGGTTATTAAACAGAATATTAACTAATTAAATATATATTATGAATTTTATTACAGAAAATTGGCTAGAATTATTAGTTGGAACAATGGCTTTTGCGAAGGTTGTTATTAATTTAACTCCAACTGAAAAAGACAACAAAATCTTTGGGTGGTTAGACACTATCATTGATGCTGTTGTTCCTAAATACAATAAGAAGAAATAGTGTTTCAGAAATGGATAGGGTCTATGCTACTAAAGGGTGGTGTAAAACCAATAACAGAATTATTGAAGGCAGTAAAAGAACTTTTTACAGACACTAAAGGTAAATGGAGTAGCAAAAGAACCATTAGTGGCGTGATAGTAATTGCTGCAAGTTTATACATTGAGAAAAATGGTATTGATACTAATGCTTTGATACTTACAGGGTTAGGTGTTTTACCATTATGTTTTTCGGTATTTGAAAAAAATAAATGTAATTGTACTGATAATTGTAAAAAATAATTATCTTTGCATAAAACAGGTAGGGTTGTGCCTATCTTT